CCCCATACTGCGACTGCATCTGCGTTAGGATAGTATTCACTTACTTTTGCTTTGTAATCATTTAATGTGACCAATCTGTTTTGTGATGTATAGAACTTTGTCGCTTTAAACTTGATTGATTCTATGTCTTCTTTTTCTGCACCACCTGATGAATTAGATAAAGTTGTTATGGTTATATTTGTAAATCCATTAATTGCATCTGACATGTTGAAATGTTTAGCGCCATCGGCATGAATTTCATCTACTGCGATATATGTTGCTTTGATTATATCTCCATCTTTTAGACCTAAACCTAAAACATCATCACCAAAATATATTTCAATAAATCCTTCTTCATTTTCTTGTGCATAAAAAACTCTTGTTGAACTAGTTATCGTTGATACATCTGTTGATAGTGAATACTTATTGATTGTTCCATTTGAGTTTACTGATACTTCTAATTTAGACCTATCAACTCTTGCATTTGATAATACGAATTTTGAGTTTTTAATTTGACTATCAAATACGAATGTATCTGTTATATATTGTCCTTGAACGAGGTCAACTGTAGGATAAGAAAAGTTTAAACCATCTCTTGTAGGAACAACTGATGATGTATTAACAAAATTATAAGATACGCCATCATAGATAGTTGAAAAATTATGACCTCTTGGCATAGTCATATCATTTGCAGTAGGTATTGTACCATCTACATTTCTTATATTTGCCATCTTACCTTCTATTTCAGCAGAAGATGCTTTCTCAGATGCAGGAACGAATCCTAAATCTTTTGCACGAGAAACTACATTCTTTCTTATTTGTGCTGAATCTAAAAATAATTCTGAAGCAGCAATGTTAGTGTTAAGACCACCAACATGCTGTGCATATGCTAACATATCTATCAGAACATTAAGATTAGAACCCTCAAAATTATAATCTTTGAATTTCTCCTGACCTTTAAGATATGTTTTTATATTACTTGCGATTGTATCAAAATCTAAATCTGTTGCAATTATGTTTGAACTTTTTGTTGCCATTATCGTACCCTACTTACTTTTACTACTTGTTCTTGATTTCTGCCACTTTTTATAATTGTATAAAAAATTCCAATATCCATTGAGTTATCTCTAACTTTACCAAACTGAACTCTAATGTTTGTTATTCTTGGTTCCAATGCTCTTAAAGCGACCACTATTTTTCTTTTTAATCTTTTTCTTGCACCAAGACCTTGTAAGTTAAAAAGTTGCGACCTTAAATCAGCTCCAAAGTTTGGTTTGAAAGGTCTTTCATAATTATTTGTTAATAAAATATTTCTCACGGACCTCATAACGGCATCTGAATCTTTTTTTGTTGTTATATCACCCGAGATTGGATGTGCTGTAAACATTATATCTAAATCTGTAAATTCATTCTTTACAACTACTTTTGAAGAATTTGGTTTTATGTAATCTCTTGTTGCCATAGGACTATTTATACTTCTCCTTTAACTTTATTAAATCTTAATTATAGAAACTCCCGCCCCAATCGCTGGTGCAGTATTAAATGTCACTGTATTTCCTGAAATCTGCATCTGATTAGGAAGAATGCCCTCATCAATTTCTACTCCATCTACAAATGCATGTAGTGAACCTGTGCCACTCGTGACACCATATTCTGTTCTATCGCCATCTGCATCTGCATATGATACACCATCATCATTTCCTGATTCTGTGGAGTATGATACTCCATCTATATTAATTGAGAATGTATCTGTTTCTCTTGGGTCATCGTCTTTTTTCTTTGAAACTACAGTAGCAATACCTGCAATTGATAATCCTGCAAGACCGATGTTTGTTGGCATACCAATTAGTTTTAAGAAATCACACCATGTTAAGAACAATACTTCAAATATCTTTCCTAATCCTATTGCACTAAAGAACTTCTTCACTATTTTAACCCAACCAAAAAGAATCTTTTTATGCCAATTCATTTTAAAGTCTTCTAACTCTATTGCAATCTCAGCAATTTTTTCTTCTATTGATTCAGTAGTTGATTCTATTTTACCACCTATAATTTTTAGAATGTCAAAGCCAAAGATTTTAATTTCTGAAATAGAATCTAAAATAGATTGATGAAATTCACTAAGTTCTTTAGTAAACTTTGTTCTTGCTTCATCTAATTCTTTTTGTTTCTTCTCTAGTTCTTCTGTTAATGCAATGTGTTCATCCATACTGATGTCATCAGCATCCATTTTTTCTTGAATCTCTTTAATTTCTCTTTTCAATTGATTTATGTCTTGTAGTTGACCAAGTTTAGATTTTTCCCACTTCTCTTTTATCATTTTAACTTTAGCTTCTATCAATGCACCTATATCCATATTCATGATTTCAGTTAATTGACTAAAAGGAAGACTAGGTAAACCCAATAACTTCCAAATCTTATCAAAAATACCTATCAATTTATTGAACGCTTTCATATGTGCGTTTTGAATCCACGCTTTAATTTCAGTCTTGATATATTTCCAAGTTAGTTTCGCTTTCGCCTCATCATCTAAAACTCCAAACTCACCATCAAATTGTCTAAATTCTTCTGGAATCAGTTTAAAGAATCCATCAACCCATTCTGATTTCTTATCGTATAAATCTTGTATCTCTTCTTCTAATTTAGCAATCTCTTCTTGTTTAACAGCAAGTTCTTCTTCCGAAAAGTCGCCCTCTTTTATTTCCTTCTTTAACTCTGCTAATCGTTTTTGTTTAGAAACTATTTGAGTGACAAAATTCTTACCTGCAATCTGTTCTTTCAATTCTTTTCCATAACCAGGATTTGTAGCAAGTTTTAAAATATCAATTTCAAGACCCAAAAGGTTTATTTTAAAATTAAAGGGAACTAATTTAGAAATAAACTCTGCAATCTTTGTTGGAATATAAGTATGAAATTCTTGTAGTAGTTCTGTAAAGGCATCTCTAGCTTCTTTTTGCCAATTACGATTTTGTCCGTCTTTATCCCAATATGGAGACAATATATCACTAAGACTTTCTACAAAATCATCTATTGTTTCTTGAATTTCTTCAACTTCTTTTAGTAATTTGCCCTTTATTTGATTTTTAATATAATCTTTTTCTTCTTCTATTTGTTTTTGAATCTCTTCTCTTTCTTCTAATGTTAAATCGGGATTTTCTAATTGTTCTTCTAGTTCACGAATTCTTTTTCTTCTCTCGGTTTCTATCTCTTGAAGTTTTGCAAACAATTCACCAGGAAGAGCAAATATTTGATTGAACGCATTTACGATTTCCGCCTTTGTTGGTAAAGAAAAAATATCTCCCTCAGGACAAGGGCAATTGTCTGATATTTCTTTGTCTAAAGGTTCAACCGCTGTTTCGGGAGTTGTCATAATTATTAACTATTAGGTCTAAATCTTTGTGCTCTAACTAATACTTCTTGTGATGATATGAGAGTTATATTATCGCCTGCTTTAATATCTAGTTTACCGGCAACATCTATTACACCATCTTTGCCACCTTTAATCTCAATATCACCTTTCGGCACATCAATCTTTGCATCACCTAGAACTTTGATATTAACTTTACCACCTACATATATTTCGTTGTCTTTACAAATAAGCGTATAGTTATTGTTGACAACTCTATGCATTTCATTTCCTTCATGGTCTATTTCATAGAATGTTCCTGTTCTATGTTCTACTGAAATTCTTTCATTGTGTCTAGTATCATCTAACTCTAATGAATGACCTGATTCTGTAAATATTGCTTTGTTATATGGATATAAAGGAGATGCGAGAGATTTAATTCCTTTGACAGTTTCATCTACAAAGGCAGCGTCTGCACTTCCAAAACTTTCTATCTGTTCTAAAAGTGCATCTGTAGTCTTAGGTTCAGGTTCATCTGCTTTGTTTTTCCATTTCTTAATCTTTCTTTCTTGTTCTTTAAAGAAAGTCAACATTGAGAAATCTCTTGATGAATAATCGCCATCACCAGTAGATAATGTCGTTATGTCTGTTGCGTTATATGATGATTTGAGAGGATAATATGGTAAATCTTGTTCTTGTTCTCCTAATGTAAATTCGGATAATTCTGGTTTTCCATTAACGGTAAAAGCTTTTCTGCCTTTAATTTCAACTGATTTTGGTAATACAGGCGCTGTTTGTAATGATGCAGTAAGAGTATTACCAGCAGAAGAACTAGCAGATTTTCTATCATTGCCATCCAATGAACCCTCATAATTCTCTGGTTTTCCTCTTCTAGGGTCAGCAAATCCTCTATCCATTCTTCTTTCTAGAAGTTCATCAGAAACAGTTTCCATAAAACCATCTTGAACTATACCTTGTTGAACACCCATAACAACAAAGTCTTGCATATCGTCATCTCTAAAGAAACCAAATACTGTAGTTCCTTCTACTAGAGAATGTTGTAAACCAAATCCACCAAGACCTGCTGTTGTTGCAGGCATAACTACATGAGACCAAGGTAAATCTGGAGTAGCGAGTTTATCTTTTCTATAAGTGTGATAACCGTGAACACGAACTCTAACACGACCAATCTTTAATGGGTCGTTTCTATCTTCTACTATACCATAACAATAATTCATATTATCCGGCCTCTTCCGCTTCTTCCGCTTCCATTTCTTTAATCCATCTATCAATTTGTACCTGAACCTGGTCCATTCCGTATGAATCTCCTAACGGTTTATATTCTTTTATATCTGCGCCAAAACTTTCTTTAACACAAAACAATGTTAATGCACCTCTAGCATCAATAGGAGATATAGTAAAAGCAATTCTAGTTATAAGATACCTATCATCTTGCAATTTATTTGGTTCTTTAGCTTCTCCTGTTTTTAACTCAGAAGTTGGTATATTAAATTTTATAATTGTTCCAACAGATAAATCACTTCTAAACGGTATAGTTGCTTTAATAGTGTTTTGTTCAAATACAGATAACAACGCTTGTCTTTCTAGAGTTGACGAATCTCTATATTCAACTCCTCTAGGTTGTGTCACTTCTGTATTGCCTGATGCATCTATAAGTTTTGCTTCATCTGAAAATGAATTAGTCATATTTGTTTTATAAACGACTTTTGAATCATATGCTTCATTTGGTGTAGAATCTGCCCACCATTCTTCTTTAGTTGAATCAGAAGTTTCAACAGTTTTAAAACTTTTATATATTATTTCTTGTTCGCCCAATATTATCATTGGATGTCCTGATACATGAGAAGTTGTATCTGTTTTATCATATAACTTTTTCATATCATAAACAGTTTCTTCATGCACTTTTCTAACAGGGTCATAAGTAATCATCTTTGAAGCGTATGCACCTTGCTTAACTCCTTTAACAGTATTAAATCTTTGAGGAAATTCAATTGACATTATTTGAGTATTTACTCCTTTATTTGGGTCATTCAAATTTTCAACACCTGTGGAGTTTCTGCCGTGATAAGTAAATGGTAAAGGAAATTCTCTATTTAACATACTTTGAAATGATGAAAATCTAAATCCACCATTCGCAGTTTGATAAAAGAACATACTATTTTTCCATGATTTATTACCTTTCATATCTGCATTTTCAGTAATAAATTTTATGAATCTATTTACATTCCAATTCGGCGCAACAAACTGCATTGATTGTGGAGATGAATCGTCCCAAAAATCTATTCCTTCTCCTTTAAAGTCTTCTGTATATTTAAGACCACATTCCTCTCTTAATACTTCTAACAACATATTAGAATATGAATTACGATAAACTTTGTTTAATCTTGTTCTTTCGCATGTAAAATATTTTGGGTCAGTAAAATGTAGAATATAAGTTGAATAATTCTCGTTATAATCTTTTTTGAATTCGCTGATACCATAAACTCTAAAAACTTTGTTTATAGCATTTTCTGGTTCACATTCAACAGGGTCTCCTCCACCTTTAGGTATTTCTATCTGACAAATTGATAAAGTTAATGATTCTTGTCCTTTTAATTTAAAATTCTTTATTAGGTCTATACCATCCATGATAGATAAACGACCAGTTAAAAAGGGCTTGGTGATGTCTTCAAACATAGTTATGTTTGAAACTAATCCTGTTATATTGATTGGTCTAACATTCTCATCATTACCCGCTAAGGTACATTCTTTAACTGCAAGTTGACCTTGTTGTGTTTTAGGAGATAATAATTCGATTGGAGATTTATCAGCGCCTGTTTCCTTTTTTACAGTCGTATTTTCATTTTCACTCATGATAACATTACTTTTTCAAAACTTTTAACAACAGAATTAATTACACCTGGTGAAATAATTTTGATATTTCTTTTCGCTTCATTATTTATCCACTCTTCATCATAATATGTCACAGCAGTATAACCCGAAGTTTCTGTATTGTTTCTTAAATTGTCCTTTTTATAATATGCAACACCATCTCTTTGATTTATAACAGATGTCGGTGTAAAAGATTTAGTAGAAATTTTACCTGTTATCGCTTCATTATCAACAAACTCTCCACCTTCAATTGCAATTCTGTTTTTATCTGGTTCTACTAAAATAACTCTGCCTTCTGATGAAACACTTGTGACTTTTTCTCCAAGTAAAAACTTATTTGTTTTATCAGCACTATTTGATTTAGCAGATACTATATTTGTTGATGCACTTCCTACAGCATATTGTCCTGGATATTTCTTATTGATATAATTTTCAAATGTTTCGAAATCTTTATACCAGTCATAATAATTTTCTATTTCATTTACCAAAAAGAATGTCCAATGTAAATCAGAATTTCCATACAGTTTGGTTGCAAGAATATCTGGTCTAGCATCACCATCATCTAACTCATAGTAAGTGTAATTAAGAACCTTATGTAAATTTTCTTGTTCAAATTTAGACTTACGAAAAAAGTCTTTTATGTAAATTACCTGTCCGTCATTAAGACGATACTGTATTTCTGGAAAGTTTTTAAAAAATTTATCTGCCATAATTTTACTCTATTTAATCGTCTTTCTTCTCAACTTTTCCTGTTTCGGAGAATTTGTTGAAGATTGTTTCAGAATCACCTTCAAGTCTTTCGTCACCAAGAGGACTAACATATCTCTCGTAGTTACCAAGTGTCATAGCTTTAATCTCTAAGAAGTTAAGTGTTAATTGTATTTTAACTGGTTGTCCATCATCGAATGTAGCAAATTTTTGTCCACCTGTATAATCTACTTGTGCGCTGGCACAAACAGCAGGTAAGAAACCATCAATCTTATTGCCTAAAGGTCCTACAAATGATATATCAAAAACATTTGGATAATTAAACCAACTTGCATTTATATTATCTTCTTTCAGTTGTTGTTCTATAAGTGCGCCTTGTTCTGCACCAACTAAAGCCTTAAAATTTATTAAATCTGAATAGGCATCTGGTAACATTGAAGACCTAAACAAATATATAATTTCATTTACATTGTTTGCCTCTCTTCTTGATTTGGGCCAAAAATCAAATGTAAAGTCCCACGACCTAAGAGGAACACCATTAAGTATTTGTTCTTGTAATGGGTTAACAGCATAACCATACTTTAAGTTTGAAAGACCACCTGTTAATTTTGATTGTGTCTTTCTTATCATTTTAGTTGCAATCTTATTAAGATTTTCTCCAGCAACATTAAAGAAATCATCTTTACCTATTGATGAAATAACTTCATCTAATGCTCTTGATAAACCATCAATAGTGTCTGCTTGATATGTCACTGCGGCTTGTGATATTAATGCATCTGGTATATAAAGAGCGCATGACCTTCGTGTATATACTGGATGGTCTTTAGGAGTGTTTTTGTTTGCCCAAAGTCTAGGTCTAGATTCAAACATTATATAATTCTCTAAATGGTCATATTCAGGATAAACTAAATTAGTTCCTTCTACTTCTGGAACTTCTTTAGAATAAGAAGCTCCTATAGCTCCAGCACCAAGGTCTGAGGCAAGACTACTTCTTCTCGCTTCTAACAATTCTTTAGCTGCTGTAGATTTCTCGTCAAGTTCATCGATTGCAGAAGTATAGTTTATAGCATTAATTTTAGCTTGAATGCCCTTAAAACTATTGATTGCGGATTTTACTTTATTGAATTTGTCTAGAAGCTTGTCAATCTTTGCCATATAAATAACCTAGTAAGTTAATCTTTAATATAGTTATTTATGTCATACAGTGGAAAGTTTAAACCAAAGAATTATAAAAAGTATCGTGGAGACCCTACAAGAATCTTTTATCGGTCTTTATGGGAACGAAGATTCATGGTATATTGTGATAACAACTCTAATATTATTGAATGGGGAAGTGAAGAAATCATAATACCATATCGTTCTCCTATAGATAAGAAAGTTCATAGATACTTTCCTGACTTCTATATCAAATACAAAGATAAAAACGCTAAGATTGTGCGTGAAATCATAGAAGTTAAACCTAAAAAATATCTTTCACCCCCAAAAGAACAGAAAAGAAGAACCAAGAGATATATCACCGAAGTGTCGAACTATATAATAAACCAAGCAAAGTTTAAAGCGGCAGAAGATTTCTGCAACGAAAGAAAATTAAGTTTTAGAATTTTAACAGAGGAACATTTAGTACCCAAAAAGTGAAGAAAACATTTCTTGGTCCGAATATGAAGACATATATTTTTGATTTAGACGGAGTTTTAATAGACTCAAAACACATGATGGAACAATCATGGAACTTATGTAAGTTAGAACACGAACTAACTCAACCCTTTTCAGAATACTTTAAGTATATCGGATTACCATTTAGAGATATACTTACAAATCTTGGTATAAACGAAAACCATGATGCGATAAAACACTCTTACGACAAATCATCAATAGAACTTATGGAACATTGTCTAGAATTTTATCCAGATGTCGAAGATACATTAAAAGAATTAAAGAAAGAGAACAAAATTGCAGTAGTCACATCTAAGACTGCTGAAAGAACTAGACTCATACTAGATAAACTAGATATTGAGTTTGATTATGTTGTAAGTCCAAAGGTTGGTCTTAGGGGCAAACCTGCACCAGACCAAATACTCTTTTGTATGGCGATGTGTAATACTGACCCACAAGATGCAGTTTACATCGGTGATATGAAAGTAGACCATTGGGCAGCAC